AGAACACCACCTGACGGGGCGATATGATAGCCGTGCGCCTCTTGTCGAGCGAGTAAGAACAGACACCGTCGTACCAGATGATGGCCGGTGCTTCGTCTCCGCTGACAATGACGTGGATAAGTGCCATGCGGTCGGTGTCCGTTCTGCTTCCGAACTGCACGATAGTGTCACCGCCCATCGGAGCGTCGCTGCCCTCCTCACAGTCCGCCTTTGACAGGTCCACGTAGTCGTCGCCCACCGCCGTCACCAGTCGCCAGTAGGTGCGGTTTGCCACCCCCTCGTACTTGCCCTCCTTAATGTTGAACACCTGACACCGTGCTTGGTCACCCACCTTCCACAGGTTGGTCGTTGCCGTCGTGCCGTCGTCCATGTAGAAGTAGCAGCGGTAAGTGTCGGCGAGTTCCTCCACCCGTATAATCTTCGAGCCACATGAAGAGAAAACCATGTTGCCGCCGACATAGCTCAGCTTGCGTATCTCCAGCTCATTGAACACTGCCTTGCCCCAAACGATAAGGTCGGTGATAGAAAGCTGATACTTGCCGTCCTTTCGCCGTGTGATGCCGAATCCTGTCTCCGTTGTCGCATCGAAGTCATAAGACCGTATTGTCTCCACCAACACCTCCAGCAGCTTTGCTCTTCCCTCTGCGTCTATTCCCTTTCCGCCAGTCAGTGCGATGCCCTCAAGAAAGGTGATGAGCTTCTGTGCTGTGTCGGCTTTTAGCTTCGAAAGGAAGCGATTTTCCACTGGATCTTCTAAATCACGAGCTTTATCAGCATAGCCAGCCTTAATTTTATTGCCATTCTCCAGCAGATAGCCGTTCAGGAGCGAAAGACTTTGCAGCAGCGAGTAGTTCGTATGGGTGTGCCCTACGCCACCGTTAGCAGAGTAACTTTTCTCAAGCACCTCTACAATAAAGTCGATGATAGCTGCTATCGTGGTAACGTTCCACTCGTCGGCATACGGATTCTGGACAGGAAAGAGTGCCCCACCACTCAGATTGAGCCTTTGGAACTCAACCAAGCGTGGGGCGACGGTAAAAGAACCCAATTCGGGAACTTTTATATCCATCATCTTTGCCGGTACTGCACTTCTGCGAAGATTGAGATACGGACGTGCATCGGCAAACTTAAAAGTAAAATTAAAGTTAGACGGCAGCTCCTTTGCTTCGTACGAAGCCTCGCTATCAGTAACTACTATCCTGCGCACATAGTTATCGATATAGATATATTTCCCGAGAGAGGGGAAGAAGTCGAGCAGCCACTGGCGTTCCTCCCTGTTAAGATGACCAGTATTCTTTCTATATTCGCGCGCAGTATCTACACGATATTCTTCCGCATCGTTTTCAATCTCGGCTATATTGTGTGTGTGCTTTGCCGTAAACGTAGCATCGCCATACGCACGAAAGGTATCAATACCACCGAGCGAGTTCTCAAACAACACCCATTGCTCTTCCTCGCTCCTGATATCCGAAGCATAGTAGCGTTGAATATACGTCAGACGCTTACCTTCGACATCTTCTACCCACACATCGTAATATTGTGGGAGAAAGCCGAAGAGCTTAGCCATAATGGCATATTGTACAGGTATTGTTTGCGCTTTGTCTTTTTGTAAGTTTGCTAAGACTTTAACATCGCCTTTTACAGCACCCATAAGACGCCCCTCATAATAGCCCACGCACTTAACAAAGCCTTCTGTCAGCGCATAGTAAGTAAGGAACTCGGGAGTATTGTAGGTAACAGGCTTCACGGTGGGTTGCCACGTAAGGAAGTTTCCTTTCAGGAAGTTCTCCGCCGAGTCTGCCAATCGGTCCACTCCTGCACGGATAGCCGTAAAGGTAAATGCCTTAGTCTTTTCTCCTTCATATCGTATTGTAACCTTGAAGTCGCGTGCGATATGGTTCTGCAAGTATGCACTCTCAATATCCTGAAGCTCGAAATATAGCAATGGTGCTATAACATCTTCAAGGTTTATCTCAATTCTGTTGTGAGAGTCTGGAGTATAAGTGTGCTGCACTATAGGTGCATTGTTTTCAGCGTAGCTTAGAATAAATATTACCTCTTGCTCGCTGGAGAGAACTATTCTCTTCATTGAGCCTACAAGGCTTATATTGTCGGGCTTTATAATTATATCCATAGTAAGCAATATATTTATCGCAAAAGTAACAAAACATCACATAGTGGTAAAGGACAACTTACCAAACGTCTGTAGCCTCCTTTTCCACACATTCCAGCCATACGTCTGTACGTGAGTACTTGTATTTAGCACTACGCCAAAACGACTTATGGCGTACCTTTTGCGAACGATAAGAGCTCTGTTTCATAAATTCCACGCCTAAGTACTCTTTAGAAGCCATAGGTGGATACATCGTAATAAAAGCCCTATCTTTATCAGGACCTGAATTATCGTAAACCGACCCTGAAACTTCTACGACACGCGACCTACCTACCCATTTGTATTTTGTGTTCATGGCAGGAAAGAAGCTATCAATATTGGGAGCTACAACTACGGGCTCCATGAGCGATATCGTCTTCAATTCAGACTCCATAGGTTCATCTTTACCACCTAATACAAACTTTAGCTTGTTAAAGAAAAAGGCTACACCTCTAATAAGTACCTTACTATATGCAGGGAGATTCTGTTTCTGCGACTGAGAAAGCAGGAGTTTCACCTTCAGGTCGTGCAAAGAATTACGCAACAACAAATCGTAATCCTTATAAAAGCGTGCAAACACACCGTCATCTCCATTGTAATATAGAGCGTAGTCGAACAATTTGTTTGCCTTCTTCCAATCGGGAGACGATATGTCGTATGGAGAAATAGTTCCCACTGTACGACCATTAACAAAAGCCGAAAAGGCTAACATAGTCTTCTCCTTATCAGCATGTTCTGTATCGCTATCTTTATCGTCTCCAGCAATAACCATTTTCGAGTTAAGAGATTTATATTTACCCACGAATAGGTAGTGCCCTATATCGTAATCTTTCTTTAGGTCTTTAAAATCAACCTTATACTGCAAAGCTCTAAACTCTGGTATAAGTTCAGGAACTTTCACCTCTTTCGGTTCCAATTGTTCTCCAGTGTTGTAATCTTGCGACCCTTCGCCTATCTTTGTTATTAAGCGGAAGTCTCCTGAAAAACCAATCTTGTAGAAAGCACCATCTCTCTGGTCGAAGTAAGCAGCAGGGTTCGATTTAGCCATATTGCTAAAGTCTTCGTATGATTCTGCTGCTTCGCTTCCAAGTTTATCCTCTGGAGCAAGTGTTATGCGCTGGTAATCCTTTTCTGTTTTGTATGCAATGGTAGGTTCTTCTGTCATATTATGGGTAAGATCGGTTGTTGGCTTGCTTGCCATAACATCACGTAAGAAAATAACATCAGCAGTACCTTTACCTTCGTTAGCCGTGAACTCGCAACAAAACTTCTTGCGAAATACAGCAATAAACTCCGAGCAAGTAATATTAGGCACAAGATCGGCAAGACGTATCTTACCCTTTACAATGGTATCCATAACATTGTTAAGTACAACCATCTTATCGAATGGATCAGTTTCAGTAAAGAAGTTTGGCAACAACTTGTAGCCGAAATAGGCAAACACTCGCTGAAGAAGATAGTTGGCACGAATGAATGGCGTGATATAATAGCCTTCATTCAGACTAATAGAAACGTTTTCTACATATTCTATTCTCTTTGTAGCATTGTAGAAGTCAGAGTCTGGTGTAGTCATATCGGGGTTAAAAACATTTACTTTAGCTAATTCCAGTGTAAAACCAGGAATTTGTGCGATGATTTTTTCAACTGTCTCGTCTTTACCAAAAGCATTGAGAATTTTATAATTAAAACCTGTAGATTGCCCCGAATCGTCCTCTACCAATAAAGGAAAGATAGAGAACTTATCGTCCTTATTATTGCGCAAGCCACGGCAAAACGCTATAGCTTGCTGTACTGTAGACACTCCAGGAACGCATTCATCGTTGAAAATATCCTTTAGCTTTACATCTTTTATCTTAGAATAGAAAGAGCCATCGTTAAGATAAAACGATGTAGATATTTTTCCTTTATGTGTCGCATTTAGCACCACCTGCCGACATTGAGCAAAGAACTCACCGTCCTGTATGGTTACATCGATGGGACGTATTTTCTGCATACCTCCAAATGTTTCAGGAAACGCAAGCATTCTGCGATTACGTGCCGAGGTAGGCAAATCAAGCGGAACGGTACTCTCGCCATAATCGTTGAAGAAAGGATTGGTGCGTTCTACTTCTATTTTTGTATCGGGCGAAAGATTGTAGTCTTCGCCCATAGAAAGATTTGTTATTTTCATATCTGCATGGATTTATTTTGAAGCAATGCGTCGTACTTGATTACGAAGTTTCTGTTGCGCATCAAAATCATCGAGCGCAACATAAGAGCGAATGCCATTATTGCGGAGTTCTTTCAATGTCTCCAATAACTCCTTATTATATTCATCTCTATGGGTAATTACTGTAGGCATTGGTTGTGGTGTTGGTGCAGATGGAGTGATATATCCACCTGCAGCACGTCCTTGCGCCTGGTGCAAGAGAAACTTATTCATATCCAATGTGCGGATATTACCAGCCCGTTGTGCCTGGTCGATAATATTCAGGAACGGAGCCACTGTCGGGTTCTCGACAGCAGCGTTGGAAGCTACCCACTCACGGCTACGTCCATATCCTCCCTCGCCAACAATAACCGTTGGTTTATCTATGAATCCACGGCGATATGGGTCGTAGTCAGCATGGAAGCGTTTGCCGTCCTGCTCACGTTCGACATCAATGCTTCCACCACTTTCGAGACCTGTAACGACACGAGTTCCTGAAGTTGAAGATGCACCTCCGGCACCATTGAGCGACATACGTTTTACTTTCTGACGTTCTGCATTGGCTGCAGCGAGTTGGGCTACACCCGTTATACCCATCAATGCAGCAGCGATTGGACCCGCTATCGGTCCCAGTTCGCCAAGTGCTTTCATTATAGATACAGAAGTATCGGCAACTATCTGCGATGCTTTAATGGCGAAGTTTATGTCGGCATACTTCTTTTGTATCTTCAGCTTTTCGTTTGCCTTCTTCTTCTCAAGTTCTGTAGTGTCTTTACCTGCATTCCTTGCTGCTTCGATTTCTGCATCATACTTTGCATCGACGTTCGCCATCTCCGCTTCTTGGAGTGCCTGAACAGCTCCGCTGGAGAGGTTTGAGTAGTAGTCGAACGCCTCCTTCATCTTGGCGATCTTCATATTCTTCACTGCCTCTTCATACTCTTCTTCAGATATCTCTTTGTTCTGAAGGTGCATCTTCAGCTGTTCCAGTTCTGCATTATAAAGTTCCTGCTGTGAAGCGAGTCCGTATTGCTGACGGATCTGTAAGCGATGTTCTTCGGCTTGTTCTTCGAGATTGGTAATAGCCTGCTGGTGCTGTTCTTTGTTGAGAATACCTTTTGCGAAGTCTTCGTCAATCTTTTTACGTCGGGCTGCCAGCTGGTCGGTGAAGGTGTCGATACCATATTCCTGACGTGCCCGTGCTTTCTCTTCTTCTATTTTTTTTGCATAGTCGGCAACGATAGCAGCCTTGGCTTTTTCGTAGGCTTCTGTAACTTCTTTCTGTCTCTCGCCGTCCTCGATAGCCCTTTGAAGAGCAGCCTTGTAGTACCCATCGAGAACGAGCAGCTTGGCATCGCATTCTTCCTGCAATGTCTGTGGCTTATTAGGTGCTAACTGCTGTATCTTCTCAAGCGATTCGTAGTATTCTTTTTCAGCCTCGATGTAAGCCGTGTTCGCTGCCTGCTGCTGATCAGCGACAGCCTTAGCTTGCCCTTCCTGCAAGGTCTTCTTTTTCGCAGCATCCTTGAGTACCATATTTTCGGAGCGTTGCAGATAAGTTTTCTCAATATCAAGAAGTTTGTTTTGGTGCTCGATATTGAGAGCAGCCACGTATGCGCTGTACTGCTCTTGTGTAAGAGTCTTTTTCGCAAGAGCTTCTTTCAGGGCATTTAAACTCTTATCGTAGCTTCTCTTTTCTGCGTCGATATCTTGAGCGCGATCGTGAGAAAAAAGTTTAGCTGCCACTTCGTCAGGATCAGAACCCCTCTTGGTCTTATCCTTTTTTGTTTTCTTTTTAGGGCCTTTTATTCCATTTTCAATAGTACTCTTTTTGCCTCCGTCAGAAGCACTTTTATTTGCAGTGTGATTTTTCACCTCTGGTGTTACATCGACAGAAAGATGAGCGACCTTCTTATTGCTACCTGTGTTCTTTATCGCTTCAATAAAATTATCACGCACATTTGCTGCCATCTTCTTAGCATCATTACCAATTTCGACCCACGTGTCTTTGTAAGCATCCCAAAGTCCCTTGATACCTGTTGTAATTTTATCGACATCAAATGAAAAGGCACCTTCAATAACTTTTGCCCAAGCCTTTGCCATTCGCCCCATACCTTTGAAGCCATCAATTACAAGATAAACTCCAAACTTAAAAACCTCCCATGTACTCTTGAAGTTATTTTTGATATGTTCAATGCCAGCACGAAAGACCTTAGATTCATTATATAAATCAATAAAGTAGTTGATGATTTTAACCGTGTAATCGATAATTTTAGACAAAGCTTTAACTCCGAATATCTTAGCTTTCATTGTAAGTTCGTCAAATCCATTTTCTCCAAGACCGAAGAACTTAGACATCTTTTCGTTAAGTTCTGCTTGTGCATCGACCTCTTCACGTTGCAATTCTCCGTACTCTCCTGTCACCGCTTTAAGTTCGTCCATATTGGTAGACATATCAGCTAAGGTCTTCACGAGTTTCATACCCTCGTTACTTGCGGTCTTTCCAAAAACAGACTTCATTACTTCACCCACCTGCATAGAGTTTTCAGGCAGCTCCTTAATCTTGCCTGAAATCATCTTAATAGCCTCTAAAATACTGGTCTTTCCTGATATAAGGTCAGCTTCGAGTTGCTTGCTTGAGATGCCGATTGAATTCAGCGCGTTCTGTGTAGCTGAAGACATAGTACGAATACGGTTTGTTGCGGTCTGTATCAACCCCATACCTGCCTCATTGAAGATACCTGAGCGTGTTTGTGTGATACTGGCAACAAGGTCATTCACAGAAGCCCCAGCGTCACTGAAGGCTGGTCCGAACTGTTGAATCTGACTGAGGAATGTTCCATTAAGATCTGCGCCAGTCTGGATGCCATCTTTAATGGCATTAATAGCTTCGACAGTTGAGATTCCGTACTGATTCGTCAATGTTTCAACGGTGCCGAGAACTTCCTTGTAGTCTTTTCCCAGCTGTGAAGCGAGTGCTAATATCTGGCTCTGTGTGTGGACGAGTTCGTCACCTTGTATGTTAAAGAATTCACGTGTCAGACGCTGCGCCTCTTCAATCTCTACATTGTAATTATACCACCACTTTGCTCCTTCTATCACGGCAGAGATAGAAGCAACCGCAGCTGTAGCTACACCAACGAGTTTCGTCCATCCACCAGAGATAGAGGAGAACATCCCTTCAAACTTGCCCATGATTCCAGACGACTGCTTTCCCATAGAATCTGTCAGTCCTGAAGCATCACGACGTAATTCTGACATACGTCCATTTACGCTGCGAAGCTGTGATGCTAAGTTCTCATACTCTTTCGGATTCGTTGCCTTAGAAGTATTATTAAGTGCTGTCTGAAGGTCTCGAGCTTGCTTCTTAAGCTGAGACATAGTCATCACATTAATATCCATCGCAGAACGAAGGCTACGAAGCTTTGTCTCATTAGCCTTTATCTGTGTATTATAATTCTTTATTTCTGTTTGCAGACGCTTATATTCAGCAGACTCTTTTTTGCCTGCGGCTTCAAGTTCGAGCATTTTATTCTGTCGAGCCTTCATCTCTTTCCTAAGGTCTGACGTTGCACGCTCAAGCTGTCGTAATTCCTGCTGTGCCTTTGATGTTTTGACATCAACAGTGTACTGAATTTGGTCTTCTGATAGATGCTTGTTTGCCATACTGCTTATGGGTTTAATGATTTTTCTAATTGGTCGTGAATGGTCTTTCTTACTTCATCGGTGAAGCCATAGCGAAGCTGTGGGAATGTTTCGTGATAGAGCACGCCCCATACTACGCGATTATAAAGAGCAAGGTTACGGCGTTTGAACTTGGATATGCGATCGTTTCTGCGATATGCCATGTCGAGGAAGCGGAGGTAAGGAAGAATGCGGACAAAAATTGTATGAGAGTCGCTGGTGATGCTACTCTCAAAAGAATGCTTTGAAAGCAGTGTGATAAGCCTTCTTGAGCGTAGTTGATAATTACTACGCACTACGGATTCCTGTGTGGTATAAATTTTCAAGAGACCCTTCTGCAGGGTTTCGTGAACGAACTTTTTACTAACGAGACTGTCTGTTACCATACTTGCTATTTATATTGCAAATATAGTAACAGACAGTTATAAATTAAAGGACAATGATTTTCCTATTTAACGAAATGCCAGTATAGTGGTATACCTATTATTGGGGTTAAGAACATGCACAGTCCTAAATAGAACAACTTTACAGACCATGGCTCACCGTATGTTAAGAACGGCATCAGAATAAGCGATATTAAAAAAAAGAATATTTCTAACATTACCATAATCAAGATATTTATTTTAATGCAAATGTAAAACTTATAACTGAAAGTTGCAAATCAATCTTTGAGTATTTGACTTTCTATGGCTTTGAATAATTCATATACTACTTGAGGAACCAAAGAGCTGCAAGTTCTGCTGCTCAATACCGCTGAAAAGCGACGCATGTTTGATAATTTTTTCATTCATTCATTTATTTATTTGTTTGTTAACGGCAAAATTAAATACTTCTATTTTGATTGTAATGGACACCTCGTCTCACGACGAAATGTCCAATTCTAATAAATGAATACCCGGTAGAAGTTTTATCGTTCACGGAACAACCATTTGAATTCCAGCCCTTGCGAGCCAGGGCGATTGCAGAAATCGAAGCCTGCATTGCGGAGGGCAGAGAACACCTCTGTTGGCGCAACTTTTGCCGATGGATCGATTTCCCTGATGGCATCTACTACTTCGGCAGTGGAAAAGAAATGGGTGGCATCGGCTGGCGTTGGTGCAGGAGCATAAGTCTTCTGCAATGCAGCTATATAGATACTGATGTCGGTTATTGGTTGTTCGGTGTTATTTTCTTTATTGCTCATATATTGATTTTTTTTAATTAAAAATTCAGTCCATCTACTTCCTCTGGGCTTTCGGGACAGAGGGCGTTGAGTGTTTGTAAATCGTTTTTGAGAGCACGGATACTTTGCAGCATTTTGAACGTGCCTGGACGTGGTTCTCCTGTTGCTTCGACAAAGGTGCCGTTGCAGTCGGAGAAAATTTTGTTTTCGATATCTTCCAATGTGGCAAGATATCCGAGGAAATATCCACCGCCCACCATTTCGTTAAGGGCTGCAATGGTGTCTTGGCTGATGTATGTCAGTGTCTGATTCATAGGTCTGCTACTCATTTTTTGCCTCCTTCCTTATCTGACTTATTCACCCGATAAACCAAGTAGGCTGCACAAAGAGCAGAGATGATGGCGGTTACGGGTTGTTGCTCAACGCATACAGCTGTTATGCATAGGCACAAAGTTACAAGATTGATGCGAAGTGCCAAACGACGAGTTACATTGAACTCGCAGATACGGCTGTAAAACTCGCTCTTGGTGTCGAGCCAAAGATTAAGAGACTTGATTTTGCGCTGTATCGTAGCACGTACGTCGATAGGCTGCTGTTGCTTTGCAGAGCTCTCGAATTCGATTACTTGTTGCATAATACTCGATGTTTAGCATTTCCCAGAACCGCTGGGTACGGATACAGAAAAAGCGGATGCTCTTCCTGTCGCTAAACATCGAGATTCTCCACAAGGGCTAATCACATAGAAGGCATCCGCCATATCTTCGTTGCAGCAAGGCTGCAATATGGGCATAAAAATAAGCCCAACGAAGTTTAATAAGTTCGGGGCTTGATATCATCTCACCCTTGTTTGAGAATTATTCTCTCGATATTTAGCGGTTACAAAGGTAAGAAGTCTTTTTGTAACCGCCAAATAAAAACGCAAGTATTTTTGCGCCACGCAAAAATTACCATTCGTCTTTAGTTTCGACCTCACGTTTGTCGACTCTTAAAGAAGTACAGTTAATAAATCGGGAAATACAAATGCACAAATGGGTAATTCTCCTTTCCATAACTTATATAGTCAACATACGCTATAGAGGCATTCTCTTTATCCATGTATTCTAAAATTTCAGAGCATAGGTGTTTGGGTACGTATCCTAAATGGACATCATCATAAGAATACACTCTGATTGCATTAGGGTCGTGTGGGTTCGTAGGGTCTTTTTCAAGGAAAACCGATTCATTCGACAAAAGTTCTCTTGCCCTTTCCTTAGCCTTTTTAGGACCATAATACAATCCAGCTAATTCAAACAATAACACATCTTTCATAGGAGGAGTTGTTTCAGAAGAAACTTCTTCTTCTTCTTCTGCTGCCACAGAGTTAAGTTCCTCCACCTCTTTGCGTATCTTTAGTTGTCTCCTTCTGATAGAGAGCGCAACGAAAATAGCGAAAGAAATCGTTATAACATTCAATAGCAGTACGAGTTCTTCAGAGGCATAAATGCCTATGAATTTCAACAAGAAAGCACCAATGATGTTGGTTAAGAACCACGTTCCAAACCCAATAAGAAAAGTCTTCATATAATTAATAGTTCTCAGTTAATATTAGTTGCAAAGGTACAAAAATGTTACAAAAGAGATAATCTAATAGACATAAAAAGCCCCTCGCTGCTGCGAGAGGCTAAGTGTGCGCCACAAGCCCAGTGGCGACTTTTGTTCAAATCGGCGATATAGTTGAAGCCGGGGCTGGTATATTGTCGGCTGCTCGTAGAATGCGGTTGCTCAAATCTATGAGTGCAGTCTTTAATTGTTTTGCTTCTTCGGGAGTGAAACCACCTACGCCTCCGTTTCCATCAATTCCATACATTTTATGTTGGAACCAAGGAACTGATTTTTCAAAATATGTACGAGCTACTTCGCGCCACGACACACTCAAGTAAATATCACTCATACGAAATTTCATATCGGTGATTTTTTCTGTTTTATTTGCTGTTACTTCCATAGTTTTTTATTTTTAATGGTCCTCCCCGAGGGGAGAACCTTTTGTTTTCATTCTTTTGGCATATCCGTTATTCTATCGAAAATGTCCTGTGCGTATTCGAGAAGGTCAGGATAACCGTTTGGATAACTGTTGCAATAATTTCTAATTGCTTCGAGGAGGTCTTGTTCTTCAGGAGTAACCTCCATTTTAATTTTTTCTTTTTTCTGTGTCATACTATATCTTTTATTTGAACAATACAAAGGTACTACTTTTTTGGATAGTAACCAAAATTTTTACTATCTTTTTTGATAGTAATTTGTGTTTTTAACATTTGACTTTATTTATCGCTGCAAATGGAAAAATCCTTGTTGCGGAAAAGTTCCGCCAAGCGAAATCCCCTTTCGAGTTCGAGGCGTTGCGCCTCCGTCAACCCCAATACTTTTGTTTTTTCCCATATCTCATTATAGAACGGGAATATCCAATATTTGTTTAATATAAACTAATTTTGTTCACTTACTTATTATAAAAAAGATAATCAAATAGACATTAAAAAGCCCCCGATGCTTCACGCACCAGAGGCTCAGAGTTCATTAAAATTTATGAAATACCGCATTAGAAACTTGCGGCTTGTAATTCCTTAGTTATCTTATCCATGCAACTGGCGAGGCGCATATACGTCTTCTCGCCTGCATTCTTGAATCCACCGCTATATTGTCTCATCAGCGATGGATTTATCCCAGCCATACGAGCTATCTCATTAACGTTGAGAAATGAGAAATAATTGAAGAAAGACTGGAGATCATATTTGTATTCAAACTCCACTTCTCCGGCTATATCTCCCTCCAGCCTTGCCTCTTCCAGGCACACCACCAAATCCTCCTTGGCCTTTTCCACGGTCTCACCACAGCCGTTATAACCACCGTCTCCAATTTCTGTACTACACCAGTAATACCCATCAGTTCCTTTCTCTACTGTTACGATTGCCTTTGCCATATTCTTATTATTAATAGTCTTTATAAAAAAGAGTCCATATCCATTATTAAGAAGAAGGAAGTGGTCAGGGGCAAAGCCCTGACCTTTTCCTTAGGCGTCAAGTTTCTTAAGTATCTTGTGTGCCGTACCAGTAGCAACTTCCTTGCTGTGGCGTGGTACCCAGTCAAACTTTCCCGTTTTAGGATTAATCCACTTGTCATGCCCTGAACCGTTTCGAGACAGGACGCATCCCGCGTCTCTCAATCTCTTTTCTAATTCGCTTCTTTTCATAATTTCAATGAACTCTTTTGTCTTAATGACAATGCAAAGGTAACAACAAAGTTATAAATCACCAAATAAACTGGTAACTTTTTTGTTATACAAATTGTTTTTTAACATTTGAAAAGCCGTAACAGTTCGGAAACTGCTACGGCTACAAAGAACGAGCATCGTGTTTTTACACTTCTACGGACACGAAACCGTGTGCGATAAGGTCGGTAAGGAATGCCTCGGGACTTTCGGTGCTGACGAGGTAGCCTTCCAGTTCCTGCAAGCGACGGGCGAAGCGTTGCATATATTCCGCATCTGTGCCCTCACTGTCGAAACGGCTGCCTGCATGGAGCTGGTGGAGGAACTCCTCGGGGCTGTATGCTACAATTCTGTGGTTGTCTCCTTTAATGTGGTAGGTTTTGAATTTTGGTGCATCTACTTGTTGATGTTCGGGGACTAAATTATGAGGAAGTCGGCTTTGTAGTTTTGCTTCGTTCATAATAGTACCAAAGAGATCTTTTGGTGAGATGGTCGGCTTTTGCTGACCATCTCTTGTTTCTATTTTTATTCTTCTCATACTGCTAATTTCTTTGTTCTTATCTTTAGGTAAAGTTTTTCGCTTTCGGTAAGGAAGGGTATGTTCTGAAGGGTTGTGCCTGACTGCACCTGTCCTTGCTTTGCAAAGGTAATCATTTTTGCGAGAAAATGTATCCAGGCAGACATTTTTGTGAAGTTGGTCGAACCTCCGTGCTGGCGAAACTCCACCGTGCGGTGGCGAGCGTAGGCTTCGAGGTTTACCTTGTGGTAGCGGTTGTGGAAGAAGGCTGCTCGAAGGTCGCTGATGCTGCGTGCACTTTTGATGGAGGTTTCGGTAATTGCAGAAAGTCCCTTGCAGTAACGGTTGTTGCGTCGGCTGTGTGGCATAAAGTTGTCGATAACACCCTCAAGGCGTTTGTAAGTAAGAATGAGGTTCTTCCAAGTTGAAAGGTCGAACTCCGCAGCCTCCATGTGTACGTGAAGTCCGCAGGTGTCGTTTACCTTGGCGTTGCAGAGGTCGAGCACCCAGCAAACCTTTTCGAGTTCCTCGAGTCCCTGTTCTCCGTGTAGGATTGGGCTTACGAGTTCGAATGTGTTGTTTCCTGAAAGGCTGCTATCGGTTACCAGTTTCCAATGGTCGGTGTGGTCGGTATGGTTGTAGCCTTCTACCTGTACGTTTATTCCTGCTGCGGTAAGCTCGCGTGCCAGGCGTTCGCGTGTGCAGTTGTAGGCTTCTATTTCTATGCCGAAGTTGCGGTTAAAGGTGTAGTCGATTGCTGGGGCGATGGTTGCTGCTGTTTGTGCTGCTGTGTTGGTTAAGCCCTGCATCATTCGCTTGTAGACGTTCTGCACAAATCCGTAATTTCCGTTTGTTACGAGGTCGGCTACTTGTCGGCGTGTTAGTCCGAGTGCGAGAAGTTTCTGTATCTTGGAAGTCTTTGTTCCGTTTTCGTTTAGAATGCTTTGAATTTGCTCGTTCATAATCTTTGTTTTTTAATTGTTCTTTATTTTTATTGTACTGCTAAGGTAACACTATAAACGGAAACGTGAAAGTACTACGGAGTTTATAATCAGCCGTTTAGCTTAGTTTATCTTCTGCTAATACCTGATACAAAAAGCCACCACTGAAACAGTGGTGGCTCGCCTAAAAACAATCAATCTAACCCAAAAAACTAAAAGACTATGAAGAAATCAAACGTTTACTTTATTAATTGGTAAAATTTCGCATATATGAGTTTGGTGTGAGGATTGCGAGATATGATATCCATTCTGACTTCCTTACAGCCATAGCGAAAGAAGAGGAAGCGTTTTGGCACTCGGTGCACCATTATGTCAAGCGTGTCGGTGGCTGTTATGGTGCCACGGAACAGCGAGTCGGAAACGCAACCGGAGAGCGACAACCACGGGTCGCTCCATGAGAAGCATTTAATGGTGTCGGGGAGGTATCTTGTTATTGTATCGATGAGAAAGTGAGCACTCGGCGTCTTGGTGATAGGTGCGACGATGTCGGCAGTGAGCGTAGTAGCTGCAGAAGCAGCCTGTGAGATACGACTTGTTTTTATGCCCACCTGTTTTGCCACCTTTAGCAAATCGTCTCCACTTTGTCGGAATTCCGATGTAGTAAGTGTAACTGTAGGTGCGGAAAGGTGGCTTCTTCCTGTGGAAGTTTCCGATATTTCCACCTTTCCGTTGTGAAGCAGAATATTTTGGTTCTCCTTAAGGCGGTCGCGGTCGGCTTTGGTCTTGACATAAAGGTGCACCGACAGTGATAAGCTGCCTAAAAGTGTTACTATGACACCTACAAGTATATAAGTGAGTGGTATTTTCCTTATCATAATTCTATTTTTTTATATATTCGCCATTATCGTTGAAATCTCTGAGTCGCTTGACGAATGAAGTCGGCAATATGGGATAAATAGCCTGTATGTTCTCGATGCATGAGAAGGTTTCCCTTACCAGCATAAACACACAGATATAGGTGCTTATCCATCGTGTCGCACCAACTACAGAACCTTGCACCGTGCTGCGTGCAAGAACGTTTGACATAATGAGAAGGCAAATGTAAATGCCCATCTTCTTGCTGAACTTTCCGAAAAAGCAGCCACTTGACGCATCCTTGTGCAACAAGTGCTTCCATAGACTAAGAAAGGTGTCCACCACGATAGCTACAGCTATCCACTTAGCAAACTCCCAGTCTTGGTAGAAATAGTGAGAGATGTCTACCACTATGGTTAGGGGCCAGGAAACGATTGATATCATTGGTGTTTTTTTCATAATTTAATTTCGCTTATTTCTGAATACAAAATTAACCTATTCCGTGTTCTTCACAAAGGACTTGTACTGTTGGTGAATTTGGAGAGTGTCGGGGGCTATGCAAGACAGCATCAACGTCCAGCCTACCGAGTGGAGTTCCGAAGCCACGAAGGGTACATATTCCGCTCGGGAAAGCTCGCCACGAGAGAGCCATTCAATATCTCCCCTGTCAGCATCGGCAAGCATGGTAGCATGCACTTTTGAGAGCAGTGCAAGCGTGTTGTCGGAAGCGAGCATGTATTCGGCTGCATCGGCACGGTTAGGCATCTTGTTGGCAACTGTTACAGCTATGCGCTGGGTGAGTTCGTAAGAGTTGTGACTGTTGCCCGACATCGACATTTCTCCGTAGTCTATGAAAAGGAAAGAGCCGATGCATTTGTCGAGACGTGCCTGCAGCTCCTCAAAAGACTGCCCATAAACGTAGTTGGCGATTTCGGGAACGCGCGACATTTTGGGAAGATTTCCGAGTGAAGTCAGAAGCTCGTTGTACCCTGCGGTGTTACTTGCGCCATTGGTGAACATGGCACGTATACCGTCCTTATGCGGAAATTGGGCAAAATAGAGAAATTGTTCTTTTATCATATTATTTTGTCAATTATAGAGATAGGCAAACCTACCTCTTCGCTTATTTTCACTTTGTCCCAACCAAAGCCATTCATGTCGCGAACGGCATCGATGGTCTTCTTACGCAGCACCTTCAGGTAGGTAAGCAAGTTCATTTGTTCAATCTGCCGTGCATCGCCAAGTCCATCTTTTGAAAGGTCGTAGAGAGCGTCGGATGCTTCGGTGGTGATAGGGCGTTCGGGCTTGAGCTTGAATTTCGTTAGTAATGAGAAAGCCGTCTTATTGAAAAGATAGTTGGTGAAAGCCTGAAAGTTGAAATAGATTGCTGTAAGCATTTCCAATGGCAACGAAGCGAATTCGGCTGCCAACGCATGTGCACGTTCAGAATTATATACCTTGTCGGGGTAATAAAGTATGGCAGCCATGAGTGGAAGTGCCGTTTCGCCTTGTTCGATGAGCGAACGAGCCTCTATGTATTGGAGTGCTGTGAGAGAGCATGTCAGTGTGCCATAGTCTTTCCTTACCTGATAACCTTGGAAGGTGCGTTCCTTGATGCGGACGGAAGGTATGAGCTGAGCGCAGAAACAGAGGTCTACGACATATTGGTATTCCAAACGTCGCAGAACGCGAGCAATGGGGATATTCAATCGGAATGGGTCCACACGACGGCAAAGCTCGTAAGTTTCCTTGTTCATATCCTCAAGAACCTCGTTGTTGTTGGGGTAGTTGATTTGAAAAAGGAAGGTAAGCTGTTCGGAAATGGCAATGAGGTTGGCTATTTGCTCCTCGGTGCGGAAACGGCGTTTATTCCAATTCATAATATCGCAAAGATAGTTGATGCGCACCTCGCCTGCAGACAGTTTTCCTGCTGCCATGGCCAACAAGTCGCTGGTCAGGCGAACGAAGTGCTGTTCGGTCATACCTTCCCAGTTGTTGGGTATGCGGTGTATTTCGCCTTTGTATACGAGTTCTATATCTCTCATGGCAGCATTATTATTTTATCATCGGGATTGTTATACGCTGAATAAGAACTGACGTCGGAAGTCGTATCGGTTGAAAGCAACGTGTCTACATTGAGTAGGAGCTGTTCTGCCTCTCGGTCGAGTCGGTCGGCTAATGATAGTGCTGCGACGAGTTCGTCTTTGCCTGAACGTGAAGCATGGCTGTCATCGAAGAGGTTGCGTATAGTAGGTGGAAATTCCAAAATATCGAAACGGCGCAGCGATTTGGCGATGGTCTTCTTTGCAAGGGCAAGATATAAGGGTTGCTCCATACGCGAGGCATTCTCTTCGGTTATTTTATCGAAGTAAATAGCCAGTTGTTCGTCTAAAGTCTCCTTCTGCAGTGGAACCAGGCGAAAGAAAAAGAAGTACGACATATCGATAGGATATATCGTGTCGAAGACTTCTGCTGAGTGAATTTGGCACTTCTCCAGCATCTTATTGTAAGGAGCCTCTTTCCAGAGCTTTGAGGGTCCGCTTACCGTATCAGTAGAGAGCAGCCCTACAAGCGTATCGATGGCATTGTAGTAATTTTCCATGTACGAACGACGCATCGCCTCGATTTCGTACTTATATACATCTATCTCGTTTTTTCTACGGTTGATACTGTCGAATACCAACTGATGCGCCATTGTGAAGTTGGCAATAGCTGTTCGCAAAGCCTCTTTAAGCTCTGTGTCCTCCTGCAAGTTGAGTATAGCCTTGAACACTGAATTAGTCAGAATGGTTTCCACACGCTTGCGAGCTGAATTGCCTGAAGGCTGCAAATCCTGTAAGTCAATATTTGTTTCTACGCCTGGAGCATAAGAGCTGAAAGTGGCGAGATTACCGAATAGTTCTTGAAGTATTTTCATGCTTGTTGCTTGTTTAATCGGTCCTTAGGTGATATGTCTTCCTGTCGCTGGGGCACTTCGCGATAGAACCCAATACGATAACCTTGTTTATAGAGGTTAGGGAAATTCAGCTTCAGAGCGATGTTGAATGGCTCGGAGCAAATCTCGTCTTCGGGTGTGAGCGACATTATATAAATGAGATAGTTATAGTACGCGTCAGAACCCGACTTGCTGATTACACCGTCCTTGCTCACCGCAGATATGGAGGCATCAAGCCCTACTGAAGACAGCAATGCTTCTTCAGTGCGCTTATCGTAGGCAATAAGCGAATCAATATATTCCTTATATTTAAGGTCTATCGTTTCAATCTTCCACTGCTGCTCGTGTCCAGAAGCGTCCATAAACGATATTGAAGAATAAGCCTTGCCTTGGTTCTCTGCACCGCTCAGATAATCGCCTATCTTACGCAGCTCCAATCGCATGTATTCAACCAGCAACGACTCACGATACTCCGTGCCAATTTCAATGCCATTGTATTTTATCAAATCTTTATCTTTTGATTTGCGTAATTTGTTCTCTTCACAAAGTTTGGTGAGCTGCGAACGCTTGCTGACCACCCATGCGTTAGGTATGATGATGTGGATTTTGGCTGCCAACGAGTTACGCAAAAAAGAATTGATATAAGTAGCCGTACTATTGCTACCCAATATATATGGGCGTGCGCCCTGGTGTGTTTCATTCACGCCATAGAACTCGTCCACCGATTTCTCACGATGGTGCGATACAGCTGCATATAGGTAGTTGTCAATTTCTGACAATGCGAACTTCGGATAAATCTTATAGTTACCAAGTCCGTAAGACCAACGCCCCACAGCTATATGGCGGAAGTCGCTGTAACTAATCTGTTCGTAGGCAATATCCTGACGAGTGGTAGCAAGACGGCAGTGCTTGTTCTCCACCGATTCTATACCAGCAACAGGCATCATACCTAAACGCTTGCCACGTGCAAAGCGGAACTTACAGAAAAAGTCTCCGAAGTAATAGAAGTTCTTTATATTCGTCTTGGCAAACTCCTGCGCAGTAGTCTCCATACCACGCTCCTGCCAAGTGTTCAGCCATTCGTCCCACGCAGGTAGTGCTGTGTACTCACGCTTCATCTTGCCACCTTCCACTGTCTGCATATAGGCACACGGACCATTACCATACAGCATCTTAATCTCCTTACTATATAAGCGAGGCAACAAGCGGTTCTGCTTAATCTCTGTCGTTACTTCATCGCAGAGATTGTTGTTTGCACCACGCATGCACACCTGATAACCATTAACACTAAGCCACTGGTGTTCGTGAAGGTACGACCTATTCTCCTGTGGAATAAGCATACCAGGAGTGTTGAATAGCTGTTGACCCTCTCCTATTTGGAAAGAGAGAACATTGCCATCTGCAATATAATTACCAGCGTTGCCGTATAACTCTATTCTATCGTTCATAACCAATTTATCTTGTGAAGTTTATATCCATCGTTAGGAAAACCCATGTATCTAATAAGAATACGATAACACATCTTAGGGTTGCCGTCTTCATCTTCAAATAGGAAATAATTCTCTGCATCAACCGAAAATCTATCCTGTGGTAGCTGTGTCCTATACTTACAGTGCTTCTTCACCGTCAAGGTGTCTCCAGCCATACCATGCGACCTCGAATAAGGAAAGAAGCAGAGCGTGAAGTCCCCTTTAGGTAGCTTGCTTATCTCCCTTGCCCACTGCATTGCATTGATGCCATCTATTTCGATAGGTTTCTCCATTATTTGCGAAATTACTTATATTTTGAACAGGAACAAAGGACGACAGACTCACCTCCTGTCATATTTCCAGCCTTTTCGAGAGTCTGCACCGCATTATCAAAAATCAGCGGTGCGTCCTCATTTGCGTCGTTTGTTTATTTTTATTTTTCATTTTTCAAATGTAATATATTGATTTTCAACAAAGTATCATTTTCACCTATGTAAATAACCCTCGTTATTGCCTTGTTTTGGACATTTTTTATATTCATTTTTGGACTTTATAGGGGCTTATATCGCTATATTTTCGGGTAAATCGTCCGGATAACTGCTCAATTCCTTTTTAATAAGGTCTGAATAAAGACCATATAAAAGGTAAATCATTGCACTTGGAAGCTGTGTTGTCAGCCCTGGACGACGTTTTAATTCTGTTTTCTTCTCACTTGATTTATCAAGCTCGATTTTGCCGTTCGTTTTCTTCAGCGGACTGATAAGAATTGCACTGCAAAGGTTCTGACATTCATTCTCATCGATACGCACCTTGGGAAGCAAGGGAAGTTTCTCGGCAAAGAGCAACTGGCACAGGCGGAACTGCTGCCAGTGGTAAATAGTAGGTGCGCCATCGTTATAGAGAAAAACAGAAAAACCGTAACTCTCCAAGGCTGCCTTCATTGTCAGCGAGTCGGTTGTTATTTGCTCCAATTCTTCCCTTGTTTTGTTTCCTGCACGGTCTGGGTAGAGGTGTATAACCTTGTTCACTGCATCGGTGCCAAAAAACGAATACACCTGTTGTGCAAGGTTCTGCTGGTCGTCGGGTATATATGCCCAAAATTCCTTAATAATATCGAAGCGACTGCCGTACTCTTTTTTCTGCCCGACGATAAGCGATTGGAAATTACCAGGGTCGTAACCTATGTACAGAGGCTCGCGCTTATCGTAGTGGCGAAGGTAGCGTGCGGTGAGCGTGAAGTGGTCTTTAAGGTTCAGCTTCAATATTTGGTCGTATATGTAGCTGTCTTTGAATTGGTGCCGCTCGTGGTCATAGCTTGTAAAGAACTTGTTGGTAACTTCCTTATGGCGAATGGCACAGATGGCGGTGAGAAACTCGTCCATATCGAGGGTATCGAGCTGCGTCTTGAAGAACTTCGGTCCGAGTATATCCTTGTTACAGAACGAAGATGCTCGTATATAATAGATGGCATTGCGTCGCATATCGGCAATACGTGGTTTCCATCGGGCGATAAAGGCTTTGAGCTTTTGGTCTTCCAAACGTATCTTCTCTATTGTTACTGGGTTCTTGGTATTGCGCAATTCTTGCTGGAGCACGAACTGCTTGTACAGTGTTTGGTTGATGGCAAGCGACACAGAAGCTATTTCGTTGATAAGCCGTTCATCCATCTTGTTTTCGTATTCCTCAAACCAATCGTCTTCGCCAAGGTCTACACGAGCCGTATCGCTCACACCTGTTACACCTTCGTAGTATGCTGAACGGCGTATTTCTGCCGAGCCACCACGAAGCGAAGGAAACAAACGTGATTTGAGTTTCTCTCCGCTGTTGTGTTTCATTTCCTCGACGAATGCGTGCACGGCATTTCGACCGGCAACACTCTCAGGCTGATCAGAAGAAACCAACTGGAGGTGTGCACCATTACGAAAGATGACCGAGTGCTTAGCGTAGGCAATAGGGTAGCGTGGTCGACGGAAGTGTGAAGGTAGCTTTGCTTCGCCCACCACATAGTCGATACCATACTCCAACATTGCACGCTGCTTGCCATTCACGATGACAGGACGAGAGAACGAAGCCTGAATGTTAGGCCAGACGTTTGTCATCAGCGCAACATAAGTCTTATGCACAAGGAATGATAGTTCACCCGGCATATCGTTTGTTACACGGATAAGCCGTGGAACGATAACGCCTTCGGTCTTACCCGTGGCACGTGCCCATTCGGCATAAAGCATATTGGGGTCGATGATGTTTGCAAGCAATTGCACACGGTTCATGTAGTAGTGCTCGAAGCTGAGCACGCTGTTTTCATTTATAGCTTTTTCAGTCATTCGGAATTTCCTCCATTATTTCTGCATCTTGAATATCGGCATCTCGCAGCAGGCGTTTCTTTTCTTTTGTTTCTATGGGCAACGAGTCGATAAGCGCAACATAGAAACCTTCGTTATGTTTGGCTGCAATTTCCTTCAGATTCTTCTTTGAGAAGCCGAGTTCCTCGGGTGTCAATTCAGGTGTTATCAAGAATTGAACTCCCAAATCCCTGTCTGCTTCGGCTATTTCAGAAGCTCTGCGACGGCATTCTAAAGCAGCATCGTAGCAGCTTTTCATACCTTTGTAATCGCCAGTAGAACCACACAGCTTGGCAAGGTCTTCATATTTGTTGGCAAAATTGCTTTCCCAAACTTTAATGGGGACGTTGCAATCAACCTGAAAATAGTTGATTGCCTGATAAATCCTCTCCATACAGGTGCGCTCTTCTATTTTGATACGCTGCTCGGCATTGATACGTAGCTTTAGTTTTTGAGCTGCCCTTGTAATGTTACGTTCATATTCGAAAATCTCCGCAGACCATTGCAATTGCTGCAGGAATAATCTCACGTCTTGCGGAATACCCTCACATTCTCCACCTGTCAAGAATGCGGATATAAGGTCTGGGTGAATGGAATCTAATTTCTCGATTTGACTTTTCATATACCAAATAAATTCATGCGCAGGTCTTTCTCTTCACGTTCGTTCTTACGTTCTTCCAGCAGAGTTATAGCATCTATCTCTCCTTTCTCTGCCTTCTTAGCGAGTTCTGCGTCAATATTATATTCACCAAGCGCACGTCCTTGATGATAGGCTTCGCAATAAACATCGCCAGGCGTGTTTATGCGATATAACAAGGTCGTGCGCTTGGCTCCTTTCAGACCGAGCAACCTGCAGATACGTTCGGGCGTATAACTCAACGCTCCGAACGTTCTTACTTGATTTATATACTCATCTGACAGTACTTCTTTTTTGATTAATTCTGACATAGAATAATCTTTTTGGTTTCATCTTCAGAAAGAACAGCACCGTCTCTTTCCAAGAGTATCGGCTGCTGTGGAAACATTGCCATGAATCTGCGTACAGTTGCAGCAACGTATTTTGGGTCTATCTCCATACCATAGCCTATACGGTCCGTTTGCTGGCAAGCCATGATGGTGGAGCCTGAACCAGAGAACAAGTCCACAACGACATCACCGTTCTTTGTACTGTTTGTTATCGGATATGCCATGAGGGCTATAGGTTTCATCGTAGGGTGCAGCCTGTTGGCTTTTGGCTTGTCGAAATTCCATACCGTTGTCTGCTTCCTGTCAGCGTTCCAAAAATGGGCAGCACCTGTTTTCCAACCATACAGGCAAGGCTCATGCTTCCACTGGTAATCCTGACGCCCCATGACGAATGTATCCTTTACCCAAATACAGCACTGTGCGATTTTGAAACCTGCTTCTCGTATGGCGCGACGGAAATTCTCTCCTTCAGAGTCAGCATGGAAAACATAGAAAGAACCTCCAGGCTTCACAATGGAAAACATCACATTGAAGACTGACTGCAAAAAGCGAAGGAACAAATCATTTTCCATTGAGTCATTCTGAATGGTGAGTTTACCTTCTCCTCCACCTTCATAATTAACATTGTATGGAGGGTCGGTAAGTATCATGTCAGCCATTCTTCCATTCATCAGGGCTACAACATCTTTCTTTGCACGGCAATCTCCGCACATCAACCTGTTGTGTCCCAATTGGAATATATCTCCAGGACGGGCAAATAACTTTCCCTCGTTATCTTGCGGAGCGATATCAACAGTGTCCTCCTGTATATCCGCAATATCCGAATCGGAAGAGAACAGCTTTTCTCTGCCTATAGAGAAATCGGTCTGCTTAACCTCATATCCGAGGTTGAATTTGGCAAGGTCTTCACCGTTGATGTTATATTTCGTAAAAAGCAGCGTGTCTGGATTCTTTTCGGCAAATTCGGAGTTATAGGCAGCTATCTCTTCCACTGCCTCACGCTTGTTGGAAGCCTGAATTTCCTCGTATGGAATTTCAGGAATGCGGAAGCCGTAGGAACGAAGTCTGAGCAGAGCCTTCCGACGCTGATGGGCATCAATGATCCACAACTTGCCGTCAGGGTCTTTCCATACTTTGAATGAATACTTGAAGCCACGTGTGATGATAAGCATCTGCAACTTCGATAATTTGTCTTCGTCTGACTTTTTAAAGTCTTCTTGAAGTTCGATAAAAGAGTCCAGCGGGGCAGTAGGAAGATTGCCCAAATTAAAAACTTTTATACTATTTTCCATTGTTGTTATTTGTTTTGTTGTTCAAGAACCATCTTGAATAATTTTTCACGCTCCCGATGCCGTTCGAGGTTCTTGAGGTCATCAGCACGGCGGTTCTTGCGGTCGGTGCGTTTTATGTATGAGCGGTAACGCTTGATGTTGTCAAGCACGTTCTTGTGCTGGCGCAGGAACTCGGCAGGGTCGGCTTTGAGTAGCTTCATGAGTTCTGCTATCTCCGAGCGTCCGAAGAGCAGTGGGTGTTTGCAGAGAAACTTGCCCGTGTCGTTGAACGATTGCAGCTCAGCGAATGCCTGAAGATTACGTATGCGCAATTCTGCCATATCTGCTACTGCCTGCGCATTACGCTCTTTCTCCAGCAGTTCGTCGAGCTGCTTCATCTTGCGATAAGTGTTGATGCGGTCGTTATAGAGAACTGTTGCCATCTGCACGTCCGCATCAGCAAGGTTTTCCCAGTCTATTTTCGGGTACTCTTCTTCTTTTTTTTTGGAGTAGCAGGCTTCTTTGATTGATTGCCTTTTCCTTCTTCGGAAGAGTTATCCACAGAGTTATCCACATTGTCGGTTTCTACACCAATGCCCTCTGATGGAGTACCGTTACCTTCACCATCTGTTGGGTTCTCAGTATCAGTGCCCTCTGATGGAGTATCGTTACCTTTACCATCTGTTGGGTTCTCAGTATCAGTGCCCTCTGATGGAGTATCGTTACCTTTACCATCTGTTGGGTTCTCAGTATCAGTGCCCTCTGATGGAGTATCGTTACCTTTACCATCTGTTGGGTTCTCAGTATCAGTGCCCTCTGATGGAGTATCGTTACCTTTA